TATGTATTACATGGGTAATGAGAGATATGAAGAAAAACCTGATAAAAACAGGTTCTCACACTGCCATGATGCACTTCAGTATGCCTTTTTAGGTGGAGGTGAGGGCAGAAAAGTAGTTCTTGGGCCAAAAACACCTAACACCCCCACTACTGTTGAGAGGGTAAGTAATCCATTTGCACGTTTGAAAAGACGCAACAGTCGTTTTGGGAGACAAAGAGCTATATGAAATGGATAATATGCTTCTGTGAAAGTAAAAATATAGGTATTTGGAAGTATTTTACCAAACATCGCATTGGCTTTTCTCATGTTTATGCTGTTAATTACGATGTTGAGCTAGATATTTGGCGAAAAATAGAATTTACTACAAGTGGTTTTAATTTAGAGACCTTAAAAGGTGATAAAGCTACCCAATTAGTGCTTGAAATGCACATGAGCAATAAATGTATTGAATTTGATGTAGATCAAAACCCTATTTACATGCCAAGGCTCTTATATTGTGTAAGTTTCATAAAACATATCTGTAATATTCGTAAATTTTGGATTTTGACACCTTATCAGCTGTATTGTGAATTGCTTAAACGAAAAGGTTCAATCATTTTTGAAGCTAAAGAATTATTGGAGACATCCCATGGGTAGTATGTTTAAAACACCTAAAGTTGCACCTGATCCAGAATTACAAGCAAAAAAAGCAGAACAGGAACGTATAAATAAACAAGAATCTGAAAGACAAGAGTTTGAACGTACCGAAAGAATAAGAAAAATTGGTTCAAACAAATTTGGTGCAAAATCATTACAAAGTTCAGAGCTTGAAGACTTTAGTGGATATAGACGTAAAATGATGGGGGAAAACAAAAATGCGTAGCGATACTGGTGGTGATGCAAGTCCTACTCCTTCAGATATGTCAGGAGATAGGGCTGAATATCAGAAAGTAATGAACAGATACAAGAAAGCCAAAGGTAAATGGCAAAATTGGTCTGATATATGGGAAGAGATATATGATTATGTTTTGCCACATAGAGAAAGCTTTTTTGGTGAGTTTGCAGGACAAAGACGTACAGAAAATATATATGACGAAACGGCAGTAACTGGTCTCCCCCGATTTGCCTCAAGACTACAGCTTGGCTTTTTTCCTCCAAATGGTCGGGCATTTAAGCTAGCTCCTGGGCCAGAATATCCAGCAGATCAAATCTCTACACAGTTGCTAAAAGATCTTGATGACATCACGGAAGTTTTGCATGAAGGATTAAGGAATAGTAACTTTAATTCTGAGTTCCATGAAGGTCTTCAAGATTTGGGTATTGGTACCATGAATATGCTAGTTGAATCAGGTCGTTTTGTTGGCGATCTCCATTTTACTGCCGTACCACCTTCCAATGTTGCCTTGTTATCAGGTGCAATGGATCAAGTAACAGACTGGTTTAGATGGAATAATGAATGTGACATTACAGATGTGAAGCATCGTTATCCTTATGCTGAATATAATAAAGAAATGGAGCTTGCACAGAAAAGAGATCCTAGAAGAAAAACTAGAATTGTAGAAGCTACAATGTATGATAGTGATGACCAGTTTAAAGATGAGTATACATATTATCTTATATCCGAAACTGATAAACATATTATGTATAAAAAGAAGCTTATTGGTCGTGGTTCATTACCTTGGCTTACAACTAGATGGTCTAAGTCTGGTATGGAAGTGTGGGGTAGAGGTCCAATATTACAAGCTATGCCTGCAATCAAAACATTAAACCTTACTGTTCAGCTTATATTAGAAAATGCTGAAATGGCTATAGGTGGTGCGTATGTTTATGATGACGATGGAGTATTTAATCCTGATAATATTACTATTCAACCTGGGACATTTATACCAAGAAGTCCTGGGAGTTCATTGGAATCGTTGCAAAGTCCTGCAAGGTTTGATGTTGGTCAATTAATATTAGAGGATATGAGAAGAAATGTCAGGAAGGCTTTATTTATTGATGAACTTGATTCAAGACCAAATGCAAAAACGCCATTATCAGCAACGGAAGTATCAGAAAGGCTTGCAGACGTGGCAAGAGATATGGGAGCAGTCGCAGGAAGGATGCAGAAAGAGTTTTTACATCCTTTGGTTGAAAGAATTGTTGCTATCTATCAAGAGCAAGGTGTGCTTGATATACCGAAGGTTGATGGCAGGGAAATAAGAATAGTTCCAGTATCTCCATTACTGAGGGCACAAGATCAACAAGATGTAGCTGACTTTGTTAGATTTCAGCAAACAGTAGCAGGTACATTTGGGCCAGAGATAACTCCTGCATTGTATAATCAAGAAAAGGTAATTAAGTATTTAGCATCAAAGTTTGGTGTAAAAGAAGAGTTACTTGCTAATAGGCAAGAAGTACAAGGGAACATTGACATGGCTATGCAGTTAATGCAACAACAAGGGATGGGTCAATGACAAAGGAGAAGATTAATGCATCGGTTGATGGTAGATCGTACACTACTGAAGTTGAAAATGATCTTAATAATAAAGCCTATGCTTTGTTTGGTTCAGGTATTGGAAAGCAGTTCTTACAGTATTTGGAAAACATCACAACGAATAACATTCATGGCCCAGGAGTGGCAATCGAAAACCTTGCACACTTTGAGGGACAAAGATGGTTAGTTGCATTGATTAAACACAGAACAGAAATGGGAAGGAAAAATGGCGAAACCAACCAATCCTAAACTGTATGCAAGAGCAAAAGCCATTGTAAAAGCAAGAGTAAAAAAATGGCCATCAGCTTATGCTTCTGGGCAGTTGGTTATTCAGTATAAAAAAATGGGTGGTAAATATAGAAAAGCATGAGTCTAACTAAGTGGTTTAATGAAAAATGGGTAGATATATCTACCAAGAAAGATGGAAAGCATCCTGCTTGTGGAAGAAAGATGGGTGATGGAAGATCTTATCCTAAATGTGTACCTTCAGCTAAAGCTAATAGAATGAGTGTTCAAGACAAAAAAAAGGCGACTAATAGGAAAAGAGCTACTAATCCTAGTGGTGGTGGCAAGAAACCAACTTATGCAAGGACATAGATAATGGCAAAAACACCTGCATGGCAAAGAAAAGAAGGTAAGAATCCTAGTGGTGGATTAAATGCAAAAGGCAGAGCTAGTCTTAGAAGACAAGGTAAGAATATAAAAAGACCAGTATCTGCAAAAGAAGCTAAAAAGAGTCCGAAGGCAGCAGCTAGAAGACGAAGTTTTTGTAAACGTATGATGGGTATGAAGAAAAAGCTGACTAGTAAGAAAACAGCAAATGATCCAAATAGCCGTATAAATAAAGCATTAAGAAAGTGGGACTGTTAACAAGGGAGAAAATATGTCTAACGAACAAGAATCTACAGAAAATGTAGAAAACACATCAACAGAAGTTGAAAGTACTATTGCTAACGATACTGGTGAGCAAAATCAAGTTGAGCAACCAGACCAAGTTGCTAGACCTGATTGGTTACCTGAGAAGTTTGAAACACCAGAGCAACTCAAAACATCTTATGAAAATTTAGAAAGAAAGTTTCATACAAGACGTGATGAGATAAAAGCAGAACTTGTAAATGAACTTAATGAAGAAGCTTCAAAAGAAGTTCCTATAAGTCCTGGGGATTATCAAATAGATCTACAAGACGAAGATGGTAACAAGCTTGAGATTGAAGAAAACAATCATATGCTAGGTTGGTTCAGAGAAAAGGCTCACAATATGGCATTAAGTCAAAATGAGTTTAATGACTTTGTAAATGAGTATATGTCTATGGAACAAACATCAGGGCCAGACTGGAATGAAGAAAGCCAAGCTTTAGGTGAACATGCAGATAGAAGACTTGAAAGAGTTGATGCTTGGGCAAGTTCTGTATTAAGTAAAGATGATTATAACACATTTGCTGAGATTCCTGCATCTGCTGGCATGGTTAAGTTTTTTGAATCTTTAATGGAGTTAAATGGTCAGCCTAAATTTAACATGACATCAACTACAGATTTTCAAGAAACTGTTACTAGAGAAGATTTAATGGCTGCTCAAAGAGATCCTAAATACTGGCAAAATGGTGGGGATCCTGCACATATAGCTAAAGTAAGAGCTATGGCAGAACAGCTTTCAAGGAAACGTGCATAGTAATGTGAATTAACAAAGTTTCTGTTTTCTGAAAGATTGAAATCACTAGAAGGCTCGTAGAATTACTTAGAGGCCCAGTTTGGAATAACCTTGATGTAGTAGTGAAGCGAATAACCAGAATAGTATAATTTTAACCTTTAATGGAGGCTTTAATGGCTTTAACTACCATAAGCACTTCCTTTATTGAAGAGTTTGAATCTGGAGTACACGTTGCTTATCAACGTATGGGTTCTAAACTCAGGAATACTGTTCGTACTAGAAATGGTGTTAAGAACAA